TACAAGTTTACCCCTCCCCATGTGCATGGGCTTTGTAAACTTGTAAATCATATTTTTCGCAAAATGATATTGATTGCATCGTCGTCTATCAATATTTTGTCAATCAGTATGGTTAAACAGTACCGCTTTTCCTGCAAGTCTCCGGATTCCAGGAGGTTTACAAAACGATCCTTTGCAGCGCGTAAGTCCTGCAATGTCAGAGATTCCGGCTGCGGGGCTTCTAAAATCTCAGTCAGAGTATTTTTTTCTTTGGCCAAAGACTGGATCCGTTCTGAGATTACATTGATAGGGATACCGCCGATCTGGTATAATTCAATAAGCTTTTCTACCTGCTTGTCTATTTCTCTTATTCTGGCATTATAATCCGGTTTAAGCGGTTGTTGTTCTTGCAGCGCGTCAGGTTCCGGCTGCAGCTCATTGAAATCCAGGTTGGTTATGTAATGGATTACCAGGGCGTCCAGCTCTTCGATCTTCCATTTTTTGTTTTTGCAGTCAGGATCAATGACATATCGTTTATCCCCTTTGGTCCGGCTGTAGCAAGAGTAATTGCCGTGTTCGCCGTGGAAGCGTGCACCACATTTTTGGCAGTAAATGAGGTTAGATAATAGCGTCTTGGCCTTGAACGGGGAGCGGGTGTATGTTCGTCCGGTTTGTGCAGCATCGGATTTAGAGGAGTTAAGGAACATCTGCTGTACGCGGTCATAGAGGTCCTGGGAGATAATTGGCGTGTGATTGCCTGAATAGAGTTTCCCCTTAAATTTGACCTTTCCAAGATATACTTCGTTTTTCAGGACGTTCCGGACCAGAGTTTCGCTTTTCCAACCACCGTATTTTGTGGTGTATTTATCCTGCATGTAGATCCAGCAGCTGTGCAGGGTGTGACCGGAGGCAAATCGCTCATAGAGCTCCCTGACCTGCAGGGCTTCGTATTCGTTGACAACCAGGTTCCCGTCTGCGTAATCGTAGCCTGTGGGAGCATAAGCTCCGCCATGAAAATAACCGTTTCTGGCCCGGCCAACGCGGCCCATGGTAAAACGTTCGGTGATCTGGTCTTTTTCCAGCTGGGCGAAGACGGAGAGGATTCCGATCATGGCGCGGCCAAAGGGGGTAGAGGTGTCAAAATTTTCGTTGATGGAGACAAAATCGACGTGATTAGCGAGGAATTTGTCTTCGATGAGCATGAGGGTGTCCTTCTGGCTTCGGGACAGACGGTCCAGTTTGTAGACGATCACAGTGTCGATGATTCCAGCCGCGATGTCTCCGAGCATCTGCTGGAGACCGGGGCGGTTTACATTGCCTCCAGAGTAGCCTCCGTCGGTATAGAATTTTACAATGGTAATGTCTTTGGCCTTACAATAGGCAGTCAAACGTTCAGTCTGTTCCTCGATGCTGTAGTTCTCTAATTGGTTTTCGGTGGATACGCGGACGTAGCAGGCGCCTTTTATCATGATATCATCTCCTGTTCTTTACATGTATACGAAAAATGGGTATAAAAAATACGCCCCTTGTCAGGACGCTTTGGAAATGATATAATTCTATTGTTGAGGTAGATTATTCATTCCGGTGCGTCCGGCAAGAGAAAATCTATGTAAAGCCGTTCGGTGTTGGTAGCACCGGGCGGTTTTTTTAATTCTATACATATTACTTATCTATTTTAAGCCATCAATTTAATCATCAAAATCGTCGTAATCATCACTGTCATCATAATTATCGTAATCATAAGTAGCATTACTCCAGTCAACAACTGTATCTGGAGTTAGCGAGTTTGTCGGCTCTCTTACAATCCGATCTTGCTCAGCAAGTTCAGATAAGTTGTTAAAATATTGAGGAGAACACCACCAGATATCATTATAAAATTGTATCTGGTCATCAGAAGCGCCATCAACAAGAGTTGGAAGGCTAGCGCCGACAGAAATCCAGCCGTTTTCAGGTGCACCTACCGGAGCCCCATTTATTTCACTTATGGGATTAAGGCAACTGCCGTCTTCGCGGAAGCCAAACCAACCATATGAAAATTGGAACCAACCAGTTTTCATATAGCCCGTACTATCAAAATAATACCAATAAGAATCAATTTTTTTAAGCACGTTTTGAGAATAAGACCCGTCATCATTCTGATACCACCAACCTGTCTGATCCTGTTTCCATTCTCCGGCCAGAGCTGTCATACACATTATTGCTGACATTGATAGCGTTGCTAAAAATAATCTTGCTTTTTTCATATCATTTCCTTCTTCCTTAATTTTATTAAGCAGCCATAGCTATTTTAACCCCATTTTTCGGTACATTCGAAATAAAGATGCATATTTTGGTGATAATGGCAATCCGGCCTTTAGTGTTCGTCGAATGTCTGCATATATTTCTTTAGGTGTAAGCTCATAATCCCCTTCTTCCTCAATTTCTTCACTATTCGTATTCGCGTGGCATACCTTCTCCATAAATAATTCCAACTGTCTTTCAGGTGCAGAAGGCCTATGGGTTGTCTGTGCTATGTTTTTATACCATTCCCTATAATCCACCAAAGCCTTATTTGACGCTTTGTAAGAAAGACCAAAGATTTCGTGAATTTGGTCAGCAGTTTCGCATCTATATTTGTGGATCATGATACGCGGAGCCAGAAAGTGACTGGCAAAGTTATCGGCGTCATCTTCGGAATCGGTATTGAGAAAAATATGTCCAAGTTCATGAGCTATTGAAAACTTTATTCTTCCATAGACGGAGTGCTCTATGTAATACAAAGTATCATCTATTAAACAGGCATCTTCGCTCAATTCAATAAATGCTTTTTGCTTTTTTACGGTTAAATCTGAAAATTCTTTTATTTTATATCCACATTTTTCTACTAATTCAAAACAGTCTATTGGAAATTTTTTAATATTGTATTTTTTATAAATGTTATAAATACATTCATACAGAGGGACTAAATCCATTTTACGGCTCCTCTTCCTCATCGTCATCAGATAATATGATACGAGCAAGTCTCATTTTTTCTTCCTGTGAAAGATTTTTTCGGCTACGGGTATAAACGGTAAGGACATCTTTGTAATCCGGTTCGATCTTAACACCTTTAGACATCTCATCCAATTCTTCAACTGTAATACCTAAAGCTTTACACATGACTATAACGTTATTAACGTTGGCTTTGCCAGCTCCGTTTTTAAGAATTGTATATACCGTTGAATACGGAAGGCCGCATTTTTCGGAAAAGGAGCGAGCATTCATACCTTGTTCTTTGATAAGTCGTTCCAAAACCTTTGCTTTTTCCATCGTTTGTACCTCTCTTTTATGATACCTCAATTATATATGATAAAGCATAAAAAGTAAATAAAAATATTTGGAAATCCGTATATTTTTTAAAATACGAATAAAAATATTTGGAAATCCGTATATTTTTGCTTGACAATAGACGAATATCCAAATATAATGTGTGTATGAAGTTTGGAAGTCCAAACATGAAAGGAGGATATCAATGTACAATAATTTACTTAAGGCAATGAAGGATAAGAAAATAACCTTCACACAAATTGCAGAATTACTCCATTGCCAACTGAATACGGTGTCGGATAAGGCAGATGGAACTGTCAAGAGCGGGTTTTCTATCGATGAAGCGTTGCTCATCAAAAAAGTATTTTTCCCAGAATATGACATCGTATATCTTTTTGAAAGAGAGATTAATGCAGCATAGAAACAAACGTATGTTCGATAAAGTGACTATATCACTATCGTTCATTTGTGTCAATGGGAAGATGAGGAAAGGCATTTTGAAAATTAAGGAGGTGAAATAAGTGAGAAAAGGAAAACTTACTACTAAGCGGGTTGGAAGAAGTATTAATCTTTTGAATGATTTAGAAGTTATTAAATCATCTGAAGAAGATTATCACCTGATTGCAGACATAATCCTGCTGTTGGCTAAAGAAGAATGTATGTCTGCAACGAGGGCCATGGAAATACTGGGAGATACGCAAAATGTTATCCCCTTAATTTCCGAATTGAAATTACTTTAATACTTCTATGGAACCCTTTTTTGCAGGAAGAGCGTTGTTTAAGGATTCCTCGGCAGTTGCGTATGCTTCCAGATAGTGTTTAACCATATCAGATGCATAGCCTTTTACACCAGAATTATTTACATATTCGGGCATGTTGGTATCACAACAGGCTTTTGCTGAAATTAAAGCAATTTCATGCGCAATTTGTTTTTTATCCATGTAATTCCCCTTTCTTTTGTACTTGGTTCTGGCAGGAACCTGTAAGTACAGTATAAAGTGGAGACAAGAAAAAGGCAAGAAGGACAACGCAAGTAGTACAACCCGTCATACATACAATCTACCAGAGAGGGGTGGTGATATGGCTATTGTGACAATCGAAGCACCTGACGGGAAAATATATACAGATCCCAGTAAGGTAAAGATAAGGCGGGAGGATTTCCCGGAGTTGTATCGTATCTTGGAAAATTTTAAACCAAAATCTAAAGATGAAACCGCCTGATGGCGGTACTGGTGGACAAGTAGTGGGAGGTGATACAGAATGCAGAAGTGCATTGACAACCTCGACGACTTCGAGGACGACAGCCGGC